TGATGAAGTTAAGCATGAAGATAGTATTACTGCTTATAGAAACTATTATATCAAATATAAGAATGGTTTTGCTACATGGAAAACAAATATACCTAAATGGTATAGTGAGGGAGTAATTGCATGAGAGAATTTATAACAAACAGTTGGGAAGGTGTGATGAATTTAAATCACAACCCATTAAGAAATATACCAGATATGCAGGTAAGACATTTAATATTACAGATACTAGCATGGATGTGGTGTATAACCTTTTCACTATTCTTTTCATCATGGTATGTTTTTGGTCTTACAGTTGTAGCACACTTTGTATTAATACTTGCTATCGTTGTTACTGTAATTACTTTTACAGCAACAGAAAGAACTTATAGATTTAAAGAAGGATATCATTCTGCTAATAGAGCACGAGGAAGTGTAATATATAGAGGTAAGGATGGTAGTGTATATAAAGTACCATTACCTAAAAATGATCCTGGAGGAGAACACGATTAATGCCAACATATAGATTTAAAGACCACAACACAGGTGAAATATGGGAAGACTTAATGCCCATATCTGAAATGGAAAAGTTTATTAAGAAGAAACACATTGAACTATTACCACCAACACAAATGAATATTGTATCAAGTGTAGGTACGCTTGATGGTAAAACTGACAATGGTTGGAAAGAAACATTATCTAAAATATCTGAAGCACATCCTGACAGCCACCTTGCAAATCAGTATGGTAGAAAATCAACAAAAGATACACAAATCGCTAACATGAGAAAAAAACACAAAAATAGAATATTAAAAGGTGGCGGTAGATAAATAGTAGTATGGCAGATTTTGATTTTTTAGACGGTTTTGATACAGGCGGCGATTGGGGGTTTACAGGTGTTTCTGAAAAACCATCAGACAAAGCAGTATCAGATTCAAAAGCAACAGAGCAGGTAGTTAAACAGACATCTGAAAGTGTCGGTAAGGCGGTCTCTGGTGAAATCATAACTAGACTAGAGAGTAAACTAGATAAAATACTCCGTGCTACAAATGAAGCAAAAGAAACAATAACTGCTAAGAACGAAACAGAATTAGAGATTGCAAAAAAACAAATGGATGATGAGTACGATTTACGAAAAGATAATCTTGGAAAAGATATGAAAACTAAATTTGCAAGTTTAGAAAAGTTAATCATTCCACTACTCATTAAATTAGCAAAGTCTCCAGAGGCGTACATACATTGGCCTAATAGAGCAGAAGTCATAGAAGCACAAGTCAAAAAAATAATAGCAATAACAAGAGGATAGTCAATGGAATTATACCAAGTAAAGGTGGTAGCCGATGTTTATGCGGATTCAGATTGGGACCAAATTAAAAAAGACATGGTTATAGCATTTAAAGATAAAGACGGAAACCTAAAAGAAATGGTGCCAGGTAAGTATGAATCAATTAAAATCATATCAATTACTAATGACAGATATAAGATAAAAGACGCTTGACAAAATCTAAATAAGGTGTTATAATAGACACTATGAACAAATTAAATAATTTTATGCAAGAGAAGTATGATATGAAGTCTTTTAATCATACACCCTCTACAAAACTACTTCCCGAAATACATACTGAAACAATTAAAGGCAAACGCTTTTATGTTACACCAGAAGGTAAAAAATATCCATCAATTACAACGGTCTTATCAGGTCGAAATAAAGAAGGTATTGTCAGGTGGCGAGAATCGGTAGGTAATGATGTTGCAAATCAGATAATGAGAAGTGCCGCTAAAAGAGGAACTGCTGTACATCAATTAGTTGAAGATTATTTAAATAATGCTGACCTATCTAAACAAGATGTATTACCTCTGGCATTATTTACTTTGTTAAAACCTGAACTAGATAATATAAATAATATAGTAATACAAGAGGGTGGACTATATAGTGATAAATGGGGTATCGCAGGAAGAGTTGATTGTATTGCAGAATATCAAGGCAAATTATCAGTAATAGATTTTAAAACATCCACAAAAGAAAAAAAAGAGGCATGGGTAGAAAACTATTTCATTCAAGGCTCTGCTTATTGTGAAATGTACGAAGAAAGATTTAACCAAGAAATTAATCAAGTTGTAATCCTCATAGTGACCGAAGATGGTGCGGTTCAAACTTTTATAAAAGATAAGAAAGATTATTTACCTTTGCTGAAACCAGCAATAGAGGAATTTTACAAAGAAAATGAAACAATTAATTAAAAATGTTTTAGGTATTACACTAATAACTTTATTTTTAGGAATAGTATATTCAGTACTTAATACATTACAAGCAGAACCAAAACCAAATTATGATTTATCACGATTGACACCTAAACCTGTCCCATTATATTGTGGGGATACCTCATTTGTATTTCAAACAGCATTTGAAGTATTTGGTGAAGTACCAATTGCAGGCGCTGAAATTAGGAGTGCAGGTGATTTAAACAATCCTATTATAGGTGTATTAACATTTACATATAATAAAGAATGGAAAAAAGGAACTCTAATGATGACCTTACCAAGTCAATTTGAAACTTGTATATTAGGTTACGGAGTTAATTGGGAGTTTTTCCCACCATTAAAAAAGATTCTTGATGAAGGTAATGAGAGTAAGTAGTATGGACCTGGGTGCAATACCCAGCGCCTCCACCAATCCTAGATAGACCTATAAGGGGGCGAAATAGGATCGACAGCTATTAGAAATCGTACTGGAGAGGATAGTCCAAAGACTTTAAACTAATAATAAACGCAAACTTTAATAACTTTGCATTAGCAGCCTAGGTTGCTAGGGGTTTGCCTGTACCTTGCAACAGAAACAGGCACCAGTTTCCTCTTGAATGAGGAATAAGAGCGGTCTTGGTGGAATAGGTAGACACGATACTAGACTACGAATTTAGTATTGTCCGCAAAGACATGAAGGTTCAAATCCTTCAGACCGTACCATAGAGGGTTAAGTATAGGAAGGACGGACCTATAACTCCGTCCGCCCTCACAACAAAGGAGAGTATATCATGTTTGAAGTAATTGATATTTTAATACCCATAGGCATATTAGTTTTATGTGTTTATGCAATCGGTTATATGTCTGGATCAGACGCCGCAAGAGAAATCTATAATCCTACAGTTAGAAAGAATGATATTAAATGATACATTTTTGTTTTGGTAATGGCAATTCACGAAAAGGAATAGACATTGAAAAATACAAAAAGTATGGTACAGTAGTTGGGTGTAATGCCATTTATCGTGATTTTACACCTGACATACTAGTTGCATTAGATTCAAGAATAAACCATCAGATTTATAGAAGTGGTTATTGTTTTGAGAACACGGCATATTTAGGATACTGGACACCTATACCAAGTGTTGTTGCTGAAGATATGCTTATGACACAAAAAGGTAGAGTTGATGTAGAGTTTAAGGGGTGTGATGAGGCAGTATATCATGGTGAAGATGGTGTATTTACTTTCATACAAGGCATGGGTAAAAACCCAGGTATAACCTATGTAACTGGTACAAAAAAAGACAAGGCAAAAAGTATAGAACCAACGATAGATAAGTTTGCTTATGCTACAGGCACTAGGTCCATTTATCTTTCATGTGAACTAGGGGCAAAAGAAGTTTATATTATTGGTCATGATTTATACTCAAAAGATGGTAAGATAAATAATGTATATGCAGGTACCGATTGTTATGCTAAAAAAGATGCTGATTATGCAAGACCTGATAAACCAGATGAAACATTTAATTGGATTACACATCATAAACATACATTTGATTCATTTAAAGATATAAAATTTTACAAAGTTAATCCTAATGATAATATAATTAATGTTAGAGTAGAAGAATGGGAAGAGTGTAAAAATTTAGAGTATATGACATTTGCAGAGCTTGACGAAAAGTTTAAAGTGTAGTATAATAGAACAATGATAATAACACCAAATAAATTTGCATTACTAATAGAAGAAACAGTTAAAACTAAACGAATGAGTTATATGGAAGCAATTATTTTATATTGTGAAAACAATGGCATTGACCCAAGTAACACAAAAGCATTGATTAACAAAACATTAAAAGAAAAGATAGCATTTGAGGCACAAGGTCTGAATATGTTAAAAGAAAAAACAGCAAAATTACCAATATGAGGAGATCAATTATGACAGGTGCAGAAATATTTTTAGTAGCATTTGCAACACTATGGGTTGTAGGAGTATTGTCAGGATAAAGTGAATGGTTTTGAAGTATATAAAATCTATCTGGCAATCAAACTCCACTTCA